TAGGATTGGCCATCGCCGCCGCGCCGACTGCCCGGATAATGGTAATGAGTGTTCTTCCTACAGTCAGGAATGTGCTTCCCAGGCCTTTAGCGACCAGGCCAATGCCTTTCACCACCGGGATGATGCCCTTGAACTGAGCGGCCAGGTATTTTGATACACTCCCAGCCTTGCTGATGCCCGTGGCGATGGAACTGAACGTCCCGAAGGCCCGTCCTCCTATCGTCAGCACCCGGCCCAGGGTAGAGCCGAATATCTGGAAGGTCACAATACCGAAAGCAATCTGCCCGATGAGGGCTTTCTGCTCCGGCGTCAGTGACCGGAACCAGGCCGCCAGTTCCTTCACCCGCAGGGACATTGCTTTAAAGTACGGCGTAAAGGAAACGGCCAGATCCATGCCGGCGTTCTTCAGCTGGTTCATGGCAATCTGCATCTGTTCAGACGGCGTCAACATCTTTTCATAGGCTTCACGCGTCATGCCGGCAGACTGGGCCATCTGGTCCATGACCTTGTCGAAGTCCCCGGCTCCCTTGCCCGTCAGGACCAGGATGCTGTTGAGGCCTTCAACAGACCCAAAGAGCTGTGCCATCTGTTCAGCATCGCCGCCTGTGGCCTGTTTCACTTCGTCCAGAAACTTCACCCAGCCTACGCTCTGCAAATGGGCTGCATTGAATTCCAGACCCAGAGAAGATGCCAGTTTCGCCGCTTCGGCAGACGGCTTCAGAATATTACTGTAGGCCGCCTTGAGTCCCGTAATGGCCTCGCTAGTCCGGATGCCGTTCTTGGTAAGGACAGCAATGGAACCGAACAGTTCCTGGGTACTGACATTGAGTTGTGCCGCAATAGGGATGACGTTGCCCATAGCTTGTGCCATCTCTCCAAAGGATGTTTTGCCGAAATTCTGTGCCAGGAGCATCTGGTCTGTCACTGCCGTGGCTTCTTCTGCCGATTTCCCATAGGCATTGAGGACGGTCGTGACACCGTTTACGGCAGTCGTCGTATCCGTGAACCCGGACTTGGCGGCAATGGTCATATCCCGGACGAAACCTACAGCGTGGCCGGCATCGACACCCGCTGAAATGGCCTGGTAGACCGATTCGGAAAGGTCGGCAACGCCCGCCCCGGTCTCATCGCTGACAGCACGGATTTCATCACTGACCTTCTGCATGGAAACGACCGTCGTATCCACCAGGGTAGAAATCTTGGCGATGCCGTTAGCAAAGTCACTGTGCAGCTTGAAGCCTGCCGTTGCCGTCGCCAGGATGGGGGCTGACAGCAGGGCCATCTTGTCCGACAGGCTGGAGATCTTGCTTCCCGTCTGCTCGATGCTCTTTACCGTCCGCTTCTGGATGCGCTCATGCTCCGTCAGCTTGTCCGACAGGCCGCTGACCGATTGTTTCGCCGCCGCCATCTGGGTCTTCATGGCCCCCAGGCTGGCGTTGACACTCCGCACCGTCGGCGTGAACAAATCCCGCAGCCGGATGGCGGCATCAATGACGTTATTGGCCATGCTGTTTCACCTCACTTTCCATCATCTGCCTTATTTATCTGCCTCATTCTCTTGCTATCTGCCTCATTTCATGCTAAAATGTGGCAGATGATAGAAAAATGAGGGAGATTTTTATGCGGACATTTAACTACTCGCAGGAAATACAAAATTTACTGACACCTGAGATCGTCCAGCTTCTCACCTGTATCCATGAACACAAGGGACGGCAGGATTTATTTCTGGAAGCGAATACAGACGAACTAAAAACGCTGGTAGACGTTGCCATGATCCAGAGTACAGGGGCTTCCAACCGTATTGAGGGAATACGCACCAGTGACAAGCGATTAGAAGCACTGGTCAGCCAAAAAGCTAAACCGCATAATCGGTCTGAACAGGAAATTGCTGGATATCGTGAAGTACTCGCCTTGATTCATGAAAATCATGACTATATTTCTCCTGTTCCTAATGTCATCAGACAGCTCCATCGGGACCTGTACGCTTATTCGACAGGAGCTATAGGAGGAGACTATAAAAATGCAGATAACGTAATTGCAGAAACAGACGCACAAGGGCATCAAAAGGTAAGGTTTATCCCCGTTCCTGCCTTTCAGACAGCTGACGCTATGGATTCTTTATGTCAATCGTTCCAGAATGCCTGGCAGGAAAACATAATGGATAAATTGTTGCTGACTCCCATGTTCATTCTGGATTTTCTCTGCATTCATCCATTCAATGACGGAAACGGACGGATGAGCCGACTTCTGACACTCCTTCTTTTATATCGTGCCGGCTACATCGTCGGGAAATACATCAGCCTGGAAATGCTGATTGAAAAAACGAAAACCACTTACTACGAAGCTCTTCAGGCAAGTTCTTCCGGCTGGCACGAAAACCAAACCACCTATGCGCCTTTTGTGAAATATTATTTGGGCATCATCATAAAAGCATATGATGAATTCGAAGATCGGATCCAATATCTGGTAACCAGAAAGATTTCCAAGCCAGACCGGATCAAAGCCATCATTTCCCAGACACTAGGAAAAATCAGCAAAAAAGATCTGATGGAACGCTGCCCAGATATCAGCCAGGGAACCATAGAACGCACTTTGTCCAGTCTAGTAAAAGAGGGCTATATCATCAAAGTCGGCTCTGGTCCGGCCACAGCATACATCC